CTCCGTTACATTCACGGTAGGGATCGCGTTCAAGTCGGTCGAAGACCGTATCAAGAAAAATACCAAGGTGCTGGAAGGCATCTTCACTGAGGGGCATCTGCGTAATGAGGCGACGCCGGCACCGGGTAGCGACGCTGAAGACGTGGGCATACTACGGCCTTATCTGCAAAAAACGCTCAACCTGCTTGAGCAGCAACTCGTGGTGTTGCGCCAGCGCCCGAGGGGGCTGCTGTCGGTGGGGCCGTCTGGCGCTCCGGCAAAAGTGCAAACAGCTGAGCGCGATAACCTGAAAGCCTTCGAGGATCTGCCGGAGATTGGCCAGGCGGTAACGGTTGGCAGGGCGCTGGTGCTGCCAACGCAAATCAGCGCGCAGTACCAGAAGATCACCCGCGATATCGCCATCAGCGCCGGCGTGGCTGACGGCGTTGCGCCTTCGCAGCAAGAACAGAAAGTGATCGGCACGGTGAGCGCGATCAACAAAGTCACCGGGATGGAGCGTAACCAGGCGGCCACGTTGATCAAGCAGTTGTACGACACCGGTATGGGGTTGGATAAAGCCCTGGCATATGCCCCGGTGGCGGCCAGGTTCTCGGTTGGCCAGGATGCCTCGACCGATGACACCGCACATTTGATCGGCGAGTTGCAAAGCAACCCGAAGATCAAAGGGCCGGCTGAACTGGAAAAAGCGCTGGAGTACATCGTGTTCCAGCGCAAGGACACGGGCGAAGGCGTTGCTGAGAGTTTGTCCGCGTCGCAAAGCCAGGGCCTGGATCAGGCGCTCGGCAGCGTTCAGCCCGAGGGTGCCAACGGTATCCTCGACAGGGATCTGATTTCGCGGCGTGGGACTTCCGATAGACGCTTGAGCGAAGCGTCCGATGCAGTCGATGACTCGCTGCGCAGCCTGGGTGATTCCATTCGACCACTGACCGATGAACTGGCCGACGGCATCACCGCTACGGCAAAAGCTTTCACCGGCGCCCCGGATGCAATCAAATGGATGATCACCGGGGCTGCGGTTCTCGGTACGGTTTTTCTGGCGCTTAAAGGGCTTGGAGGGGGTAAGGGCACACCGACCCCGGAGGGGGTTGGTAACGGCCCGGGGCAGGCTAGCGATCTGTCGAACGTGTTCGTGCTCAACGACCCGCTCAAGGTAGCCGTGGTCAATGCCAGCGACATCGGGTGCTGCATGCGACCGCGCGGGCCTGAGCGAAAACCTCCCTCACGGAGTAGAAGAAAGGCGCCGCAGCGTCAGTCGCCCCCATCGAGAAGGCGCAGGCGTTCTCGGTCGGCACCGGCCTCAGGCGCGCCGCAGCCCAGATCGCCGGCAAGACTCTCGGCCAACCCCCGCCCGGTGAGTACTGCGGGCAAGATCGGCGCTGTGCTCAAGGAAGTTCGTGGCCCTGCTTTTCTTGAGGCGGGCGTCAAGGCAGTCGCCACGTCAGTGACTGCCGAAACCCCTGAAGAAATGGCCGAGGGTTACGGTGCTGCCGCTGGCGGTCTGATCGGCTCGATGCTGGGTGGCGTGCTTGGGGCGTTCGTGCCGGTGATCGGGCCGCCGATTGGTACCTTGCTCGGCGGTATGGCGGGCGATGCGATCGGTGGCTGGCTGGGTAAAAAGATGGTGCCCCCCCGCGATGAGCCCGCGCCAGCAGCGGCACGGCCGGGTGAGGTGGTGCGTTCGCTGGTGAGTACGGTACCCGTCCCGGACCCGCTGGCAGCGCTGAGCAAGGCGTCGATGGCGGAGTCTCGCCTGCCGCAACAGGTCAACCAGCAATTCACCTTTACCCCAAGCATGCCCATCACGGTTCAGGGCAGCGTCAGCGACCCACTGCTGCTCGCACAGAACCTGCAAGCCATGGTCCGCCGAGAGTTCGAGGAGTTGATGCGCCTGGCGAGCGCTCGGCAACTGTCCGATGTGCCCCATGTCAACTAAGGAGAGCCGATGAGCTACATGCAACAGCTACAGTCGTCCCTGAGCCATGTGGTGGCGGCAGGGCAGGCAGGGCGGCGCAGTGCCGATGAAATGCTGGCGCCCATGAACGGCGCGGTCAGTGACATCACCGGCGCCGTCGCCGAGCTTACAGCCATTCCCTTTGTCGGACCGGTCATCGGGGCAAAACTGCAACGTACCATGCGCGCCATTGATAGCGCACAAAACACCGTCAACAAGGTCCTGGACAAGTACGACCAAGGCGTTGCAGCGGTGGTACGGGTTCAAGGACAGGTAAAAGTGTTCGGCGAGCAAGCTGCCAAGGCTGCGGCGAAGATCAACCAGATTGCCGGCAAGATCAGTCCGTCGCTGGGCAACATCCTGCCCACTGACAGCTTCACGCCCGACATCACGCCAGCTGCCGAAGCGGTCAAACCTTTTCCGCATTTATTGGTCCTGCAACCGCTGGATGGCGTGTCGCCGGGTTACTACTTCAACCTCGACACCGCAGCCTTCGAAGAGCTTCGTCGTCAAACCCGCTTTCGCTGGACCGGCCAGGAGCGCCTGACGCGCAGTGCCGCGCAACAGGCAGTGAGTCTGGGGGAGGAAAAAATCAACATCAGGGGGGCGATTTTCCCGACGCTCAAAGGCGGTCTTGGACAACTGCAGAGCTTGCGCAGCATTGGCCGATTGCTCCGTCCGCTGAGCCTGATCAGCGGTTACGGTGAGGTGTTGGGCAACTGGTGTCTGATCAGTATCGACGAAGACCAGAGCAATCTTCTGGCCGGGGGCATCCCTCGTAAACAGGCTTTCACACTGGAGTTTGTGAGCTATGGCGACGACCTGCAGAACCTCTGAAGGCGATGTGCTCGACACCTTGTGTCAGCACTATTACGGGCACCTTAATGGCAGCGTCGAGGCAGTGCTCGATGCCAACCAGGGCCTGGCCGACGAAACCCAGCCGTATCGCGCCGGGCTCCTTATCCAACTGCCGGAACTGGCCGCCGCCAGCGATTCCATGGTGCTGCTATGGGATTGACGATATGGCCATTGTGGTACTCACCAGACCCCGCCGCGTGCGGGGTCTGCTTTTCTGGAGCATGAGTCATGCAACCTGTGTTTCGTATTGTCGCCGACGGCAACGACATCACTGCCGTGATCAACGATCGCTTGTTGCTACTGCGCACCGCGGATAAGCCTGGCATGGAGTCGGACGACTTCGAACTGCGCCTCGATGACCGCGATGCAGCTGTGACCCTGCCCGCGCGCGGAGCGCTCATCGAGATTCATCTGGGCTACGCCGGCCAGACGCTGACCCGTCTGGGGCGTTACACCGTGGATGAAGTCGAGCTCTCTGGACCTCCCGACAGCGTGGTCATTCGCGGCAAGGCCAGTGATATGCGCGGCAGCGGCAAAACCACGCGCAGCGGCAGCTGGGAGAACGTCCCGTTGCAGCGGATCGTCGGCGATATTGCCGCGCGCAATGGCTGGCAGTCAGCGTGTCCGGTGTTGACCAAGGTGCTGCGTGTCGACCAGTTCAATGAATCGGACTTCAACTTCATCACCCGTTTGGCCAAGCAGTACGACTGTACCGCCAAGATCGCTGGCGGCACCTTGCTGGTATTACCGCGCCAGGGCGGACAGAGCGCAAGCGGCAAGGCCCTGGGCGTTGTCCGCCTGGCGCGTGCGGATGTGACACGCTGGCAGTTCCGCCTGGCCGACAAGGGGACTTACCAGGCCGTGCGGACCCGCCACCAGGACCTGCGCAGTGGCCAGCTCAAGATGGTCGACCTGGCGAACGCAGACGCGCCACCGGGCATGGCGCCGGTACACACCGATCGCCACCTTTACCCGGACCAGGCTGCGGCGGAGCAGGCGGCCAAGGCTCGGCTGGCGGCACTCAACCGCAGCACGGCCAATGTGCGTTTGGACATGCCCGGGCGCTGCGATGTGTTCACCGAACGCACGGTCGATTTGCGCGGGTTCAAGAGCGGGCTCGACGGCACATACCTGGTGGAGTCGGTCGAGCAGATATTCAGCGCGTCCGGCTGGACAACCACGGTCGAGTGCAATGGCGGCAAGCAAGGCAAGGCCAGGGCCAAGGGCGCCA